CCCCATGGGATTTTATTGCGTGTTTTTTGAAAACCCCACGCTATTTTAAATTACCTATCAAAAAAAGCCCCTGACTTGGACTAATTAAGCTAATGGAGCGAGTGATGAGAAAAGATTGAGGATGTTTTTTGACGTGACAGGCTATGTAAATACTGCTATTTTACTGCATATACGTGCATTGACAGACCACGATTTTTTAAAAAAGTTGACCAAAAAGTTGACCAGTAAATTATTCATTTTTGATAGTCTCCGTGAAATATTTACTAAAAATATTTATAGTAAATGTATTGACATCTACTATAAATAATGATAGTATATAGATGTAAAAAGAAAGGCATTAAAAATTATGACTAAGATGACATACAAACAAGAAAAATTTATCGAAAGCCTGATCAGTAAGAAACAAGAAGAATGTCCAGAATTAATTTACGAATATTATCAGAACAAACAATTCATGACAATGCAACAGGCAAGTAACATGATCCAATCATTACTTGAATGGGCAGATAAAACTGACGAACAATTAGAAGATAAGAAAATCAGCGCACAGGTTTATTACATCGTATCTCATAAGAAGACTAAGAAATGGGCAGAAAAATATAACGCAATTAGAAGTGCCCTACACATTAACTTAACAAAAGCAACAGTATTAACACACGAACAATTACAGTCAATAAAGGAAATCGTATTCTAAAGGAGGAAAAATATGGAAAAGATTAATCTAATTGAAATGGTACATGAAGTATTGGATAGCAGCGAAACTGCTTATTCGCTAAGCAAGAAATCCGGAATTTCCGAACAATTAATCGGCAAATATCGCAATGGCGTTACTTCTGTAGGAAATATGACAATTGAGAACGCACAGAAATTGATAAATATTGACTTAGCTGAACCGGAAAGAAAAGACGGTGACCGCGTGTTTGCTTCTCTTCTCGCTGCTCCAGTTATCCAACGATTTGGATATGACGCTGACTTTATCTGCAGAAACCGTCTATCGCTTAAATGGGGCGAATATACGCCTTTCTTGGACTACTTCCTGGCGTGCTTCGACGATATGAATAATATCTCTATTATCATGCGCTTTGAAAACGAGGAAGATACAGAAACATTCGAAGAAATTGCATAAAAAAAACCACCGCATTGGTGGGTTTTTGCTACTTGAAATCTTCCTCGGTGTCATTGGTTGGTTCTACTCCAACAAATAAAACCGCTATTTAAGCGGTTTTTCTTATGTTCCGGTCAACTTTTATTTATTTTTTGCTTGGTCAATAGCATCTTGCATTGCATTTCGGATTACTTCAGCTTGGCTTATTCCTAGTTTTTGGCACGCTTCGCGAAATGACAAAACAAATTCATTTTTGTATGTGGCAGATACTCTCATCATGTTTTCTGCTCGCCACTTTGCATTATATTCTTTCTGATTAAAATCGCCGTTACTTGTTTTTGGCATATTATTGATCCTTTCTATTTCTGAGAAGCAAAACCGTTACAACACTTGCAGTGAAAACAGCAACTATGATATAAATTTGCATACTTGATATTTTATGAAAAACAACCTATAATTCAACTAAGGAGAGGGGCTTTCGCCCCTAGCCGGAATCACTTGGTCAGCCACCATGTGATAAATCCAGCAACTACTCCCGACAGGACACCGACGAGGAAATCACGTGCAAGGCGTTTCAACTCATCGGTTTTTATTTTGTTTTTCATCTTACCTCCTTTCCACATATATAATAACACAATGACGGCACTGTGTAAAGCGCTTTTTACGAAATATTTTATTTTTTGTATAAAAAAACGAGCCTACCCTCGCAATGAGAGTAGGCTTTCAAATTACTTCAAATCTTCTTCGGCAGTCTCATTAGGATCTACTTCTGGCAGACCTGCTAGAGAAGTACCAATTGATAAAATTGCAGCTAGCGCAGATGTAGAACATACTAGTTTCCAATCAACTGCACCGATTGTTGCAGTTGTTCCAATCGTCGCGACGAATGTCTGCGCTGCTGTTTTTAGCGCTCTTCTTGCTGCTGCCTTTGCCCATTTGATCCAATAATTTTTGTCTTTCATTTATTATCCCTTCTTTCTTCAATTTGTCTAATTCTATCGCTTAGAAATGTTACTGATGTTTCTGTCTGTGCTAAACGATTTTCCAGAGACATGACACGATTGCTCACGTCTCTGGTAGTTGCTTTTAAATCTGTTATCCCCTCTTTCACAAAGGTTATGTTTGCGTTCATTTTGCCAAGCTCTGCTGCCTGATCTTTACTACCTTTATGGATTGATGCGTTTACGCTCCATATTGTTGCTACGAGCCCAACGAGCGAAATCAGAAGACTAATGTATACAGGATTGATTCCTTCTTGCATGAAGCCACCGCCTATCTAATTCTGATTGTAGTTCCAGCGTAAATAACGTTAGGATTTGAAATACCGTTAACTTCGGCTAGCCACTGCCATGTCGTATCAAACTTTGCAGCAATTCCGCTTAATGTGTCACCTGGCTGAATAGTGTAGTATTCATTATTTCCAGTACTTGTAGGTGCGATGCCATCAATAAGAATTTCTTGTCCAGCGTAAATCTTATTCGGATCAGCAATACCATTGATTTCTGCTAAGTGCTGGTAAGTCGTTCCAAACTTAGTGGCAATTCCTGAAAGTGTATCACCATCTTGTACGATGTATGTTGTGCCACTAAACTGTGTAGATGGTTGTTCGTATGTCTGTACTTGTGATTGCGGTGCAACATACTCACCATTTGGATTAGCGTACTTCATCCACGCCTCTGCATCGCCATAAAACTTGTCTAAATCAACACCACCGTCATATCCATAAACACGACCATTACTGCCTGCATATTGTCTCATTGCACAATCATAAGCACCTTCATTCCACGGCGTGTCCTGGTAGTATGTCGGATTGTTGTCTGCGTATTCTGCAACCCACAGGCCGTAATCTCCTATGCCTGCAACCTTATTTAATGCGGATGCCTGAATATAAACTAATGGCTTCACACCTGTCTGGTTATAAACGTTATCGCACCAGGACTTAATCCATTCGTTTGGATAAACGTTCCATGCTGCATTGCTCTCCCCCTCAAAGTCAAGAACCAGAATTCCTTTACGGATATATCCTTGAATGTTCTGCAAGAAGAAATTACTTTCCGCGATTGGATCGCCTCCGTTGGCGTAATGATAAACACCGAATAATTTACCCATCTCGATTGCCTGCTGCACGTGTGTGTCGCAGCATGGGTTAATATAGTTGGTGCCTTCCGTTGCTTTTACGACTACGAAGTCGTAACTAATTTGTCGCAAGTCTAGGCTTTGCTGCCAGCTTGCAACGTCAATTCCTTGTAATGCCATTTTTCCACCTCTTTCTTTCTATCTAAAAAAGCACCCTTTCGAGTGCCCTTATAGGAAATTTATTTTTTGTAATCCCAGGCATTTCCGAAGCCTGGTTCATTACCTTTGTTTCCGTCAATTGTTGAGATAAACACAATTCCTCTAGCGATTGCTAAATCACCTTTGTTATATGTATATTTTTCATCCCACGGCTCTGCTTTCTTTTCTTTCGTCAGGTCATCATATAGCAAAGGCGTCTTATCAGGGGTTTGACCATCTTTTGACGTATGGTCCGATTCAACTGCATAAGGAGTACCGTTATATCTAATACGTTGTCCTTTATTGTATTTAACTCCTGGTGTCCATTGATCCAAGAATGACACATACTTTTTAACTACATCAGCGCTTGCCGTCTGTAGAACATCGTTAACAAGCGGTCTAACTTCCTTAAAGTTATTTGCTTCGATATCTTTTTCTGGAACATCTGTCAAGATAAACGAAAGCGTATATCCTGTGCCAGACTTAGAGAAAGTAAGCGGCTCTGTATACATTTTTGCAGTAGGCCCATCGTCGAAAGAAACCTCATGAATCACACCCACCTCGAAGGAGTCAATTAGAATTTTTAAGTTCTCAAAAACAGTGCGCTGAAACGTAACAACGCTTTTATTGTTACTTGGTATCTCTGTAAATTTCTTGTTGTCTATTAGCATTAACTACTTCTCCTTTCTAACAAACAAACCTTTTACATACACAGTGGTCTGTGGCGTGGTTTCATTAAATGATGAATTACTAACGAAAACAGCAACTTTTTTTTGTACTTTATCAATACTTCGGATAACACAGTTATTCCATGAGTCTGAGTATGTATCGTAAAAGTCGATTAATTCATATCCTTCAGGAATCACATAAGAAATGCTAACCCAAGCGGCTTTATTGCCTGGCAAAGAAACAACACTATTCGAAAAAGACTTCGTGATTATAAAATCGTTATCTTTCCCCAGAATCAATCTGCCTTTAGCATGTGTTTCTCCAACAACATCTAGTCGACCTTTTGCTGTCGTATTCTGACCATTAAAAGTAAGAGCGTTATTAACTGCGTCAACTTTAGGCTTTAGTGCGTTAATTTGATTCTGCAGATTACCGGCTGCGTCTGTAGATAACTTACCTTTAATAATTGAAAACCATTCTGTAAACTGGCTTTCTAGATAACTAACATACGATTCTAAATTTATTGTTTGCATTGGTGCAGTAATCAGTGGCGTACTATTTCTACCAACTAAATATTGAATATCACTAGAATTAATCACATTAGCATTTGCTTTTATATTGATATATGCAATTGGCATTTCCCAAATTTGATTATCACTCGATAGAACCGGAGCTACTGGATTTTGAGAAGGTGAACCTTTTACAATAACAATATTCCCAAGTCTACCATTCACTGTCTTATCAACGCGAATAGCAACTACATCAATACGATTAAGCAATACATCAGACTGAGAAACCTGCATGACCAGATTAGCATCATTCTCAACAAAAATTTGATGGAATCGAGCTTTACCAGTTCCAACATTAACGCTCATCCCACTGCCTGGTGTTACAGTGAATTTACTTCCAATATTTCCAAAAACACCGTCTGTAATGATGCCATCAAAAATTGCGTTCATATCATCCGCATCATACATTCGGTCATGATTCAGAGAATTAAAAAAACCACTTTTAATTGTCATAATACCTCTTTCTATATTGCTTTGAATGTAGGAACAATTGTAATACCATCGATAGAGTCACTAATGACCAATTCAGTTATACGCAATTTTCCACTATACCCAAATTCGTTTGATACATTAACAATATCGCCTACATCAAAATCTTTTTTATACTTAAAAATCCCATTGTAATCCACTTCGCTTTCAATAGTCGTCTTAAAAGAATGCCCATTAAGTTCTTCGATGCCTTTAGCCTTTAGCAATGACTGATATTGCGTATCTGATAAATTTACATTGCTATCCGTCCTTGATGAGATATTTCTTGCATCAACAAAAAGTTCTATACGATCTAGTCCACCTATTTCGTTCCCTGCACTAATGATTTTTCTTTCATTTCCTTCACCCTCGCCTGCAACACATGCAATATTCATCATCTCTTTAATCGATGCTATTACATTAGAACTAATTAGATTATCAAATCGTGGTGAAAACATTACAAAAGAATCTACATTTTGTGTATGGTCCTTACCTTTGTATATGCTAAATTGAAATTCTCCATTTATTCTAAGTAATTTAAAACCTATGCCATATTGCATGCATAGGTCATTTATAATCGAATAAACATTATCTCCTGTATATTGTCTATCCAATTTAATAGAATTAACTTGTTCATCATCTATTCTATTGAATATAAAATTAGCAATTCTCCTATTAATATTTGTTGGTGAAATCACTGAATCATTTAGTAATTTGTAAATGATGTCTTGAATACTCTTATTCTCAAAGATTGTCTGATTCCACACAATACGCCTACTCAAGATACTCTCAAGCGAGCGACCACTAATAATTAACTTCGAACCATCCTCGATATCCGATTTGATTTCAACTGTTTCGATGATCATCATATGTTCGCTAGATGTACTGGATAGATACATGCCAATCTGAAATGTTTTAACATTCTCTAGACTAGCATTCAAATATAATTCAAAATCGCCAGCTTCGTTGTATCTATCTGTCCATATCAATGATATATATTCGTCAATTAATTTAACTTTTTTGAAGCTGTTATCTAATAAATATACAATCATTAGATTCCCTCTCGGATAACTTTATTTGTTATCTGCATGGAAACGTGTTCGCTTCCAGAAGCTGATTTATACGCAAATATGTTATCACCATTTTCTAAATGAATAAATTCGCTATCATTAGTTAGATAACTCAGCATATTCTTCTCTTTTCCGGCATCCAGAAGTGTAATAGACTTTTCACCTCGCTGTGAATTAATCCATAATGTTTGCTTTGCATGAAATGCAATTCCATTAAATTCCATCTTTTCACGCGTGTTTGCATTATAGATCTGCAGTCCACTGACATCACCGCTAAACATAATTACAATCTCAACTCCAATTGGCTGCGAACCGGTATAGTAAATATTTCCTGTGCTATTTTTAATGATTGAGCCAAATTCAATTGACTTTGAATTTACGGGATTTTCGAATATGAATTCAAAAGTATTAGTAATTCCATTTAACGCTATTGTTTTGGTTTCAACATCATAAAAATATGGATCTATACACACAATACTAATCGTTTGTCTGCATGAATCATCAAATATGGTAGGCTCATTTGTTTCAACGTACCCTGTACAATATACAGTCACATTATCCATATAAAATGTAAATTTTAATGCTGTATTACGTGGAAAATATCCATATAACTCTTGTCGTATGCTTTCAATATTTAAATATCGTTCTTTTCTCAGTACGATATTAAATATTAAATTTCTGGCATCGATTCTTTGCGAAGAGTACAAAAGTCCATCCTTATTCGCAAATTTTGATGTGAAAAGCTGTGCTTTTACAGGCCCAAGACCATCGATACTACTTACAATATATCTATAAATTTCTTTTTGAGTGAAGGGTAATGTTAAAGCACTACCCTTACCATCTACTCGTTCAACAACGACCTTTTTAATCATTGATTGATCACCGCCTTAAACTGAGCAAATTGATTACGTGTTTGTCTATAGATTTCCAATCTACTCAATGCCTTTGGGCTATTGTTTGTTTGATTAAAATTGTATGTATTTCCACTAGCGATACTCTTCAAATATTCTTCAGATAAAATAACTTCATTACCGGCTTCACCACCACCTAGCAAACTGCTTCCATTCATTCCGAAAATGGTTGGGCCTGTCATCATAATCGGTCTATTCATGGCTTTTGAATACCACTCAACCCCAATCTTTGGCAATCCATCTTTTAGCCAGTCCAACGGATTGATGCTACCGCTAATGCTAAAGTGTGGCAATGGGATGTGTGGCCACTTAAATTCAAAATTAAATAGACCTTTGATAAAATCCATTGCACTTGAAAATCTCGAAGTAACCCCATCCAAAGCATTAGATGCTGTTTTTTTGATCCCATCAAAGATTCCACCAAAGAAAGAACCGATTGAGCCAAATGCATTCATCACAGCATTACGCGCATTAGTTGCAAGGTCTCCAAGCATATTTAATACATTCATTGCGACAGCTTTTAATTCATCAAAATGAGTTACAATTCCAACAATCACACCTGCTAAAACTGCAATCGCTACAACCACAATCCCTATCGGCCCTGCCAAAGCTGCAAATGATACACCTAGAGCGCCGGTAATTGTAACTATCGTCCCAATGATAGATAGAACCGGTCCAAGTGCAGCAACCAATCCAACGAATGTTATTATCATTGTCTGAATGCCAGGGTCCAAGTTATTCCATGCATCCAAAATTGCAACAATAGCATCTGCCAGTTTTTCAGCAAGTGGCAGAATACTCTCTTCCAACTTCTCACCAACTTCAGCAAATGCAGTTTGCACTTGATGCATTTTCTGTGCCATCTTATCAGACGGATTCTGTGTATTTTCAAATGTTGTAGCAACGTTATTAAGAACACCATCAGCACCTTCAACAGAATATGCCAAATCATTGAAATCAATGATTCCATCTTTAACAGCTTGATATACTTTATCGCCACTCTTACCAAATAATTCATATGCAATCTTTAAACCCTCAGCATCCGTTGAAGCATTAAGCATTTGTTCTTGAACTTTATCAAGAGACTCTTGTAAAGATAACCCTTCATTAGCACCATTCTTCATTGCCTTTGAAAGACCATTTAGCATTGTAGAACTATCGAATCCACTCACTTCAAATGTTGCTAATAAATCAGCGGCTTGATCAACAGATAAGTTAAGTTCTTTAAATAATGGTGCATTGTTAACCAATCCGCTAGTAAGTGTTTCCATCGAAACACCTGTGCGTTGTCCCTCCCAGTTGAGGACATCTAGAAGATTGTTTAGACCATCAGCCCCAATCGACCATGCGTCCATTGCTTTTTGGACATTATCTATAGAACTACTTACATCAGTATTATTCAATTTTGCAAATTTAAGAAATTGAATTGCCGTTTCTTCTAGTAAGTCTCCTGTATACATGAATCTCGTATTGACTTCGCCGACAGCACTACCTACATCTTCAATTGATGAAGGCATCTGACCATATACGGATTTAGCAATATTTTGCAATTCTTCTAACTGATCTCCAGTAGCACCTGTTTTTGAGACGATAATATCCATACCTTTATCAATTGTCTCAAATGATGCAGTAGCAGCTGCGCCAACAGCAAGAATAGGTGTTGTAACATTCTTGGTCAGTGAAGCTCCTGCATCACTCATCTTTCCGCCAGCTTCTTGTAATGATTTACTCGCGTTTTCAATTTGTTGTTTTGCAACACTACCAAATTCTTTATATTGTTCTTGAAGTTTCTTTAACTCACTATTTGTAGATACAATATCACGTTCAAGTGCACGCATTGCTTCTGCGTTTTTCCCGGAACCACCGTCTTCAGATTTCAACTGTTCAAGAATTCTTTTTTCTTGTTCAAGTTTATCTTTTACACTTACAATCGAACTTTTTAGCAGTTCTTGCTTCTGCTTTAACAGTTCAGAATTCTTTGGGTCAAATTTCAATAACTTATTAACATCTTTTAATTCTTTTTGGGTAGAATTTATTGCTGAGTTTGCATCTTTTAGACCTTTAGAAAGCTTGGCTGTATCAGCGCTAAGCTCAATGGTTATTCCTCTTATTTTATCTGCCATTTCTTCCTCCTTCCTGATTAGAAACTATTGACATCATCAACTGTAGCTGTTGTATCATATTCGACATCATCATTATTTTTTTCAGATATCATGTCATAAACCATGCCTACAGTGATTGATTCCAATTCTTGAATTGAAAAGCCTAATGTTTTGCAACGAAGCAAGAATAACGCTGTAGTCAATTCACGATCAGTAGGAGGTACTATTTTTTTGGGATTACCGTTGTACCAAGCGATTTTGCCCATAAATCCGAAATTTCTGGGAAGATATCTTGAATAGGGAATACATTGAAAGAATCTAGCCATTCCTCTACTGTTTCTGGAATAGCACTATTTGCTTGTTTTGCCATTGTATATGCGAGACGGCTAAATGTTTCGACAACGTCTGTTGATAACTGCTCGGTACCCTGTTCGTTTAACTTATTAAAATCTCTTATCAAATCAGCATTAAAAGTATTCCGATAGTAAATGACAGTTGCAGCACTGGCTGCAAATGGAACATCCTTACCATCAATATGAATGTTTTTTCTCATAATTTGCTCCTCATATATGTAAAAAAGCGCCCACATAGTGAGCGCTATAAATTCCTTATTTAAGCCAATTGTGATGGCTCCGTCACCTTAGTAAACCAGTTGTCGAAAAGTTCTTGGTCAGTTGATTCACAAGAATACTTGACGCTTCCATCTGGTCTAGCTGATGCAGTAATATCTAACGTTGTATGTTCGATCGTAATCTTATCCTCCTTTGTATTGCCTTTTTCTTCCTTCTTAGACAATTTGACACGATATAAAAGACCACGCTTTGCATTTGCCTTTGCATCAGCAAGAGTAAACTCAAACATTAATGCAATCTCTGGAGAATCATCCGAATCATTGATAATCATGCCACCTTTTGTATCAATTTTATGACCTAATAGTTCTGCTTCAATTGCCTTTTCCATATCCTCTACTTCGATAGAGCCAGTATAGCCGGATAATGTACTTCCTTGATACCACACGCCATTGTCTGCATACTCCTTAATATCGCTTTTTTCTTCCGACAAAGAAATGCTTCTAGCACCTTTTAATGCTTTTGGTGTCTCGTAAGTATATGTTCCACCGTCTGTGCTCTTAATCAATGCATAATATACGTTTTTAACGCCAAAACGCACTCTACTCATTTATAATTACCTCACTTTCATATAAAGTTTCATACATATGTTCAGAATCAATATATGATTCTGTTTTTGTATAAAGAAGAGAAGCATCCTTCAATGCTTTTTCCACTTTTAGTTGTGTTCTATAGTCCTTTGTTTTTGTATAAAGTTCTATATTTAAATTTTGAATGCTTGCATGAATTGTATCATCTGCGTATTCGTTCGATGAGGTCGGATAGTAATATACGATATACGGAAGCTTCGGAGCTTTTCCAACTTCAAACGAATAATATGCTGTTTTCTCTTCTCCAAGAATATTTTCAATAATTTTTCTTACATCATTAAACTCCATTTCCCAACCTCTCTTTGATACGTTTAACCAATTCACTCTGCGCCCAATCATTGACTGGCGAAATATGCTCAAAAGCCTTTGTCCTACCGCCGTTACGCTTTGCATGTCCAAACTCAAGCAAGTGTGTTAATTGATAGTGATTTTTGTTGTACGCGAACGCTCTAATGGTTACACGTTTATTGTCAACTTTTGCAGTCCAACCTTTCCGATATTTCTTACCATTAAAAGTTCCCGCGCTTTTTAACTTCTTTGACGCTTCCTTAGCAACATCAATAACTTCTTCTTGGATAGCATTTCTAGCTTCATCTCCATATTTGGTTAAAAGATCATTTAATGTTTCTCCAAAGTTTCCAACTTTGATAGTGTTACTCATTGCCTTTCCTCAGTTCGGTATAGAGTTCGATTTCATCATCTTTTTCATATGTTCGGTATACCGTAAAACGTTTATTTCTAAACTCTATTACTTCCTCATCATTGTAGTCAAAGCGAAAAAGTGTGAATTTGCGTTGTGCCTTTAGACCATTTAACCCTGCATTAAAAAATTCGCTTTGTGAAACTGAATCTGCTGAACAGAAAACTCTTCTTTTTGATTCGCTTGTCACGAATATGCCATCTGAATTTTTTATTTGTACTTGTGTAATAAGATAAATAACTTCTGACTTATCCATGTTGTACTCCGAATTCCGTAAATTCTGCTGACATACCTAACTGTTTTTTCTGCTCATCATATGATTCTTTCAATCGATCATAATCGCTTGGCTGGCCGAAATTAAGTCGCACATATGTAATGATTGCATGTTCCACTATCGGAGATAAATTCTCCATTTCAAACACTCCAGCTTTAATACCTGCCACTTTTAAATCTGTCTTTGCCGCATTAGCAAGCATGGTCAATTCTTCATCGAATGCGTCTGTGGTAATTCTAAGGCTCAGTTTAATTTTATCTAAGTTCATTTCTCGCTCCTTTTACAAATGAAAAGGAGCGGTAAAACCGCTCCTCAATTTTATTACGCCTGTGTGATTACCTGCATTCCATGGAATACCACTAAATCAGCATTCGCCGTCTGCAATCCGCGTACAGCAATAACATTCTTTTTGAAGAATTCGCCCGATTCATCCGTATCGATTGTATAGTCATCCCACATTGGCATATCGATTGTCAATGGTTGACCAAAAAGCTGCGTTCCCTTCTCTAATTGATCAAGGATTCTAAAACGGGTAATCGTACCGCCATCTTGAATTGTTCCAGATAAAGTCGTATTTGGATCAAAGCTGATCTCATAAATCGCTTTCTTTTCACTTGTTCCGCGTACTTTACCAAGAGCTGAAAGGTCTTCTTGTGCAATATACAAGCATACGCCACCCTTGTTTTTGATTGCTCTAAATCCGAGCACAAGATTACGCAAATAGTCTTGATCTAATGCAACGGTTGTACGCTTTTCAGCCAAGGCAGATGCTTTGACAGCCGCCACAATCTTATCGGATGCCTTTGCACGTAATGCAGATAACGCTGCATTTTCGACTGCGTTAAGATAGTTCAACGGAGTCATCTTCTTGACCTGTTTAGATACAGTATCAAACACGCTCCATTCAGACGGTGTGATCTTCACTGTATCAAATGTAGCACCTGTGCCACCAAGATCATTTCCATCTACTACATCTTCGGCAGTTGCATTTGTTTTCTGATATCCAACTTCCCATGTTCCATTTCCTGATAGTTCGATTGCATTTACATCATCAACAATATCCGATGCAACATCAGCGAGTTCACTGATACCGCCGACCGCAGTAGGTTTTGCAATCTTTCCAGTACTTAATAACGCGCGCTTAGTAATATGACCGTTTTCAATAAGTTCATTCGCACGCTTTTCTAAACCATTTGTTTCCGTTGTACGAGTTTCCACGATTTCTCCTTCTCCACTTGCAACTTTTTGCATAAGAGTCTTGCGCTTTTCAGCAGATTCCTTTAGTTGCTTTTTTCTTGCTTCCAATTGATTTACTTCTTTTTCTAATGCCTCGATGTCAGCATCGTCCTTTTCCAATTCTTCCTTGATTTCAGACATACGCTTTTCAACATCATCAAAATTCATTTTGTCGATATCCATTTTTTAGCCCTCCATTTCCGACAATTTTAACTTCAATTTCAGTCTTGCTCTTCTGTGTTCTTTTTCCTGCGCCTTCAGTCGCTCCGCTTTAATTTCAGCAATCACTCCGTCGCTGAAATTTCGCGCAGATATATCAGTACCATCATTCGCTGGAATAGAAACCGCTGATACATCATACAGTTTTCCGATTTTAGTGATAGTACGTAACACCGTAGTAATGTTTTTCTCGTGATCCTCTGTAACTTCGCGTTTATCCTCAAGAACAGTAAAAGCAAACGACATTCTGTCGATCACACCGTTCTTGATGTCCGCATACAATCCGGGACCGTCAGACGATTTACTCAAATCAGCCCTTGTAAATAAGCCGACATTATCAGGTTTCACCTCAAGTGTGTTATTTCTTGTCCGAGCATATACTCTGCCGGAATGATCAAACTGCATGATGATATCCGACATATCACATTCCGCAAATGCATTTCTGTCAATTTGCTCATACACTTTATAATCGTCCCAGTCATACAACAGATACGGTTCATCAAATGTGCATGCATGGCCCTCAACAATCAACTCATCATCCTCGCTGTCGATCGTCCTGAACTCCGGATGCATATCATTTCTTCTGATCTGTCTTCCTTCGCTGATTTTATCTAAAACTGTTTTATTCATTTTTTTCACCTTCCTCAGATTTTTCACCTGCAAAATAATATTCACCTCTGATTGGTGCATGTTGTCCAGCACCATCCGGCAGCGGTCCCCAGTTGAACAGCTCTCTTATCTCGTCGATCATGATTGCACCACGATCGCCAAGTTCTTTCGCCATCGAAACTTTTGCACCAATTGACATATATTGAAGGCGATTTGCAACAGCAGCAAAATAAGAACCATTCGATTGTTCAAATGGTGTATACATCCATTTAGTTATTACTTCTGACAGTTGTATTGCCATCGGTTCAATAGCACCATTAAAAAAGGCGTCTAATTCATCGCCTGTTGCTGAGTTATTTAATATTTTTTCATTGACCCCATAATAGAATGTTACATTCTTCTGAATTAATTCACGTTCAGCAGAACTTGGATTGTATACATTTGGCGTAATCTGTTTAACATTACTATACGTGTTAGGAAATAGTAGTAACCCACCACCATCACCAGATAGATTTTCTTCTGTAAATCGCTTACGTTCTTTAGCTAAATCTTCTGTTTTAGTGAAGTTAGTAACATTCGCCATAAAACGATATGTGCTGGCATTTTTAACAGCCTCTTCAATACCTTGATTTTGAATATTAATCAGGCTCATTGTTGCATTAAGTGCTGTGTTCGATTCTCCAAAATAATCGTTCTTGTATTGGAATTTTGTCAAAATCCCAATATTTGAAAGTTCTTCTGCAGCCGCTTGTCCATTTGCAAAAATAAAACGAATCCACGGAACTTTATTTGCAACAACAAGTTCATAGCGCTCTGGCAAGAATGTAATCATACCAACTCTTTGCATGTTTTTATCATATACCGGAACAATAAAAGCCGTGTTTTGCATGTCTAAAATTGTATTTAGACGATAGATAAATTGATACCATGTCTGTATGGTGTTCGGTGCTTGCTTCAATTTCGTTACAAGCTTGCTCTGTGCTGAACCATAGAAACACGGTTTTAACTTTGCAATATGCCTAGAACGTGCATCAATGGCAGTTCTGACCAATTCAGACTCATAGAGTTCTCCATTCCACGTTCTAAACGTAGGAGTATATGCTGACAAAGTTTGAAAATAATTGTCAGCTCTGATCTTCTGTTTTATCTTTGGAAATAAAATATCAAATAATCCCATTAGTCCTCCTATTCATTTTTCAGTTGCACGCCGATTTCCTCATTCCATTTTTGGCGTACACACATTGCATCTAAAAAAGCAGCCATCCCATCTATATGCGCACGCTGCTCTAATTTAATTAATTTAACTCGATTTGTTTCAGTGTTAGCTTTAATCGCAGAATCAAGAAAGTGTATCTTCAATAGATCGTTGTTGCCTATCTTGATAGTTCCATCCTTCATTAGTCCTTCAACTTCTCTAATTACCGGTGTAAGATTCTCACCCTGGTACACATCATCCATATGGAATCCATATTGTTTCATTTCGTTAACTAAATATTGTGATGAATATCTATCATAACCAACTTTCAGCGGATAAATCTGATACTCTTCAATTAACTTTTTAAACCAATTAAAACAGTCTGTATAATCTATAAAGTTCTGACCGGATTCCGATAGCAATCCACGTTGAATATATGTTCTATATGGCAATCCATCTCTTGCACTTGCTTCATCAATCTTTTCTGAAGGCAAGAAGAATTTAGAAAATACATAAAGCTTTCCTTTTTTCTCGATAACGATATTACATGCTGTCAAGTCAGTTGTCTGTGACAAGTCGATTCCACCAACACAATAACACCCTCTAAAATCTTCTAGTTTTAACTCTTCACATATCGTTTTATCAATCGTTTCTGTTGATAACCAAGCCTGCGATGAGTTTTGTTTAATATTGCAGTATTTAGTTATGAACTCTGCCTTCTTTGTCAACGACTCCATTGCTACGTCAATTTGATCTAAGATAAATTGTACCGACACAGAAACGCCAAGACCAGGAAGACTCTTACGAAGTTCGTTAATATCATTCCACTTTTCGATGTCATCAATCATATACAAAACTGGAAGCAATCTCTTTTCACGTGAATTTCCAAGAAGAAAACTAGTTCCACGCTTGATTAACTCATCATATGGACCATCATTGACATATCCTGAGCTTGAAATTGATAGAGTAATAGGTTCATTTCTAGATCCTGTACCAGATACCATTACTTCATACTGTTTAGAACCTCTATTTGCCGGCCACGATGACATCTCATCCATTACCGTCAACATCGGGTTATATCCGTCTGCCTTTTTCTCGTTGAACGCAATTTTTTTAATAGAAGTGTTTGAGCGTTCTATATATAGGTCTGATTTTCTCGGATAAGTCATATTGCTAAAAACCGGAGTTTTATCAACTGTAAATTTAAAAGCAGAATAGACCAAATCACTCTGGTCTAACTTTGGCGCGACGCAATAGATTTCACGTCCTTCCTCTACACCCTGCGCGACGCACTGAAGGTGGATCCGGAC